AAGTTTGCTGAGTTGTTAGCTCTTCCTCTTTGTGGATTCTTTTCCCACCAAGAACCACTCTTACAAGAAATCATCTCATCGTCTGATGCTGAGAACAAACAAATAAGTGCCGCTCTACGAATACCACCAGCTAAAACTGCATCTGCAATATGACAAACGATGTCGTGAACTTCGATTGGACGGAGTTTGTCACCATCTGTTTTACTATCAAGAATACCTTCAACTTTAATCAAACATTCTTTCAAGGGTTGAGGACCTGGCGCCTTACCACCTGAGGTTACTAATCTTGCTCCTTTTGGACGAATATCACTGAAATCAAATTCAATGTGTGAACCACCAAAGAAATATGATTTCATCAACAGTTTCACAGCGTCAGCCCAACCTTCAATAGAGTCAGCGATAAGGTATCTTCTACCTCTATCTTTGTTAGGTTTATGAATTTCTGGTAAAAGTTCTGTGTGATGTTTTTGTACTGAGTATCCCACACCTGTTCCACCTAAAAGTAGGAACATAATTTCTGAGAATACTCTCCAATCGTCTACAGGTGCGTATGCACAGTTGTAAATTCTGTTTGGAGAAATTTCGATAGGTTTACCCGCAAACTGCATACTTCTCATTGAAGGAAGAATTTGTTTCTTGTAAACATACTTGTAGTTCTCTCTGATTTCGTTTTCAAGTTGTGGATACTTTTTGATGTGCATATCCATATTTCTTGTAACGAGTTCTTGCCAAGTTTCTCTACGATTTAATTCAGGTATGTACTTAGCATACTTCATATAAACCGTAATGTCTGATAAAATTTCTGTTGAAATGTCCATTTTTATATTTTGTTGTTATTTAAATTTATTTGAAAAAACCAATGATTTTTGATTATAAATATATGTTCGTTGTTGTGGCGACATTATTTTCACCACAAAAATAGGAGTTTTTTTTCTAAAAGTAAAAGATATTTATATTGTTAACTCTGCGGATTCTGTTGTTGTTCCCTCTGTCTACGTTTCTCTAACAATTCTTTGACTCTGTCCTTACGTTGTTCTTCCTTTTGTTCTTCAAATCCTAAGAATGTTGTTGAACTTTCGGTGTCGATTTCAAGTAATTCATTGTCAAATTTACAGTTTTCAAAGATAATACCGTCAGAACCAATACGTGACTTTGTAATCGCTATTGTAGCCAATTTCATTTCTTTTTGTTGAAGTGTTTTTGCCACAGAGATAATTACGTGGCCTACTTGAGCCTTTTTGATTGACCCACCCATTTGGTCTGTCGTAACAACTTCAGAAGAAATTGATGAACGATTACCTTGTGTAGCAGTCCAACCAACGATTCCTAACTCGTGACACATAGCTTCAAAGTGCCTCATTACAGAACCTTCAGCTTTCCACTCGTCATTTTTACTTGACTCAGGCATCACACAATCAATATAGTCCAAAACAATTGCATCCAATTTCAATCCGTCTGCAATCATTTTTCTAATTTGATTTTTGATTTGATTCATAGTCATTGTATCTGATGGTAACTTCTTCAAAACGAGTTTGTTCGGCATTTGATTCCTAATTTCATCAACTTTTGCCATAACCTCGTCTTTCTGTGTTGCCAACTTATCAGGTTCTATACCCGTCCATATAGTGAAATGTTTTCTTTGAATAATTTTTGGGTTGTCCTCAAAAAATACTTGTAAAACATTGTAACCCATATTGAAGGCCGTGTTTGCAATCTTCGTCAAAACTGTAGTTTTACCAACCCCTGTTGGTGCTAAGATTACGCCAATTTCGCCTTTAGCCAATCCACCTTTTAATAATCTATCAATACCAGGTATACCCATAGGAATTGGATGTCTGAAATCGTCATTCAACACATCATCAAGACCTGAGAAAATATCTGTAATGCCAGTGTCTCTTTCACCCACTTGTAAGGCTTGTCTTACCAAACCTTCAACTTTATCGTAGGATTCGAAGTCACCCTGATTAATAATTTTTTGTGCTTTGTCCATTACCTTCTGAAGTTCTTGTTGTTTACAAAACTTCATAGCTTTTTCTTGGACAAAAGCGGTCCCCTCAAAAGGTGCATCTTGAACTTTCTTAAACATATCTAAGACAATTTTCAGAACCATTTCGGTTGAAATTTCTGTCTTTGCAATTTGTTCAAGGGTTTCAAATGATGGAGTAGATTGATACTTCGAATAGTATTCTTTAACCATTTGAGTGATTAATTGGAAGTACTTGTTGTCGAAGTAAGTAGGCTCTATGACATCAATGATTGATTGAGCGAATTCTTTGTCTACGATAAGTTGGTTTAATAATTGTATTTGGAAAGTGTTACCGAGATATTCAAAATTCTTATTCATAAAAAGAGCCGTAGATACTGATAAATATTACTTACTTAGGTCATAACCCAAGTAATCGTATGTTAAATTTTCGCTTGAGAATACTTCTGTCAAACTACGAAGGAACTCCTTCAAGTGAGGACGTACATCAACTGTGTAACGAATTTTGGGAGGGAATACCTTACCATCGAAAATTCGATGACAGAGTGTGTCTTCTCCAATTCTCACGTATAAATTGAAGTTTTCAGGGGCCTCAGTGTTTGATGTGTTAAGGATTTCTGGGTCATCAATGATTGCATCCTGATTGTCCATCATATAGGTTACGGTCTTCATTTTAAGGTCGTAATCTAAGACATCCTGAATTTGTTTGAAATACTCCCTTAACTCATTTGAACGATGCGCTTTCGGGTTGTAATTACGGACATTGTAGAATCTTTGGACAACAATGTTTTCATTGAGTGTCAACAGAAATTCCATTTTTACTACTTGTTCTTCTTTCATAGGATTAATTTAGTTGGTTTTTGTGTTTTCTTTTTTCTTTTCTTGTGAGTTTCATAAATGGTCTGATAAAATCAACAAATGAATCATCGTTTTTGGGTAGGTATTTGAAGAACCCATCTTCGGTCATCATTTGTATGAAGTTTTTGGAAGCTCTACCCTCAGGGTCTAAACTTTCCGTGTAATAAAGTTCAACTAGTTCTTTTGCATCTTCGGTCAATAGTGGGTTTTTCAAATCTACAATTTTCTGATTTATCTCCAATAAATTGTAGTTTTTGTTTTCATCTTTTACTACAGAATTTTTGATATTGTTCAAGACTTTGTTGTTTGGAAATTGTTCTAAAAGTTTTTCTGTCTTAGTTAAAATATCAGTGACAGATACCGGCATTTCAAGTACCTCAGGAAAAAACTTAAGAAATGTTTTTTCTCCCAATAATTTAATACCATAAATGTTGTCTGACTTGTCACCCAAGAATACTTTAGATACAAACACGTTTTGATGTGGAATGTACTCTTTTTCCAATCTCACTTTATCACCTTTTTGGTAAAGGAATTTTTGTATTGGTGAATAAATAGAAACGTCGTCATTTAGAAGTTGCATATAATCTCTATCTGAAGAGAATATAACTTTGTGTTCGTTTGGTGAGATACTACAATAGTATGCAATTAAATCATCAGACTCACACTTTTCAACCTCTAACTGACGAACGAAACATTCTTCCAAGTATTGTTTTACTCTACCTTTTTGAAAATAATATGATTCGAGTTTTGCCTCGTTCATATCATTTCGACGGTTCAACTTGTAGTCAGGATATAATTCACGACGCACGACTGCGTTATCGACTCCGTCCCAAAAGACAATAATTTTGTCGTACTCACTTTCTTCCAATTGTTTACGTAGGGTGTTGAGGAAGTGAAATAAACCCCCAATGTGTCTACCTTCCACATAGAATTCTCTGACTCCGTGGAATCCAATTTTGAATAGATTATCTCCATCTACAAGTAATGTTTTCACAAATAATAGATTATGAGTTGTCCTCTTTTTCCTCTGTAAGTGTGAAATCTCCGTCAGTTCCGATTATCTCTTTCCAATAATCAGAATGTTCTTTCTTGTAAGCCTCAATCGATGCCTTTTCTTCTGACGCTTCTTTACCCGCCAAAAATCCGTGAGGTGTTACAATAATTTTTCCGTCTTCATAACCCAATCCATTGATGTGGTTTTTCATAACAGAAACTTTGGTTCTTGTTGCAAACTTAACAGTACGTTTGTCTTTTGTGGCAGTAATTTTAGTTGTACCAGCACCTTTTTGGTTTCCAAATAGGAACACCAAAGATGAGTTTAACCAAATAGATTCACCACCTTTTGCTTTGATTTTTGGTTGACCAAATGGATTGTCAGGCAATTCAACCCAAGGTTGGTTAACAATTACCAAAGTGTTTTCGTACTTTGAGTCTGCTTTACGTGAACCTGAAATTCGTTGGTTGATTCCCATTCCAATTTTATCTGCTAATACAGACGCATTGTGTTGTTTACCACCTTTACCTTCAAATGTCATTTTACAGGGTACAGAACCAACTGAATCCCAAAGAAACAAAAGACTATAGTCTAACTCACCTTTCTCTTGAGCATCCAAGAGTTCGTTGATGTAGTCTGTGATTTGTTCGATGTAATCAAAATTGTTGTTAAAAATGTAAAAACCATCCCAATCAATTTCTCCCGTAGATTCATCTACAACTTCCTCACATTGAAACCCCATCAACTTGGCGTGTTCAAAACTCCACTTCTGTTCAGTGATAATAAAAACAGGTAAGATTTCTTTTTTCTGTGCGTCAACCGCAGTTTTAACAAGAGCAGTAGTTTTACCTGTGTCAGAATGACCTAAGAACATATTGATATGTCCAATAGCGGGACCAGGTAGTCCAACAGCGTCCAAGAAATCTGTACCCAAATCAAAGAATCTTTGGGGTTTGTATTTAGCTGATGTAGAGAATTTTTTCTTTACAGAGCTAAAGTCGTTTTGTTTTTTAATTGCCATAGTTGTATTTGTAAAACTCTTTCAAGTTTTCTAATTTGTCTTTTGCAGTTGATAGTTTTTCAACAAACTTATCCATTTCTTCCAAATGTTG